AAATTAGATGTAGTACCCCATACCGCAAGGAACGCGCCGATAGAGATTATTGCTGGATGTTTCATATTCATTTGGTTTCTCCTAGTAGTGGGATTTGAAAGAACGAACCATCCTCATCACCTTTCCTAGTGAAAGAGATATGGCAATGAGCGACGTGCGGATTGCTTCCCTTATATTTTCTCCAGCGCCAGCCCATGCGAGCTGATGCAATTCTGCCGTTGAATATGACGTAGGAGATACGCTTGTCACCGCGCTTGGCTGCGAGTCGAATCTGATCAGCAATATCGGGCATGAGGTCAGGCTTGCCGCCCTTATAGACATCTCGATCGATGTCGATCGCTCTAACCATCCCAGTTGCTTTATCAGGATTATGGTCACTAGGGCGCGCTGAATGGCGTGTATCGCCAATCCATCCATCGGAACGCCTATCACGATCTGGGAAGGTGTCATCAAACTGTTCCCTTAACTGCTGCCCAGCCTTACAGAGTTTAGGTTTCATCCAAGTAATAAAGCCGCTTCTTCGGCAGTAATGCCTAGGCGCTCAAGTAGCGCGGCCTTAGCAATAGCCTTTGCTGCTTCTGCATCTTCAAATTTTTTTATTTCGGCTTGGATGAGATTTCTATCTGCAATAAAAGTTTCCTTTTCAGCACCTAATAATTCAATAACTTCGTTGTCAATTTTGACAATAATTTTATTTTGAGTAGCCATAAATGCTCACGCTTCCTGTCATAGTTCCTGTATTTGTTATTAAACTGAAACCTGTGTAGCTTGTAGAATTAGTATTCTGACCAGCACCCCATAAATTAAATTTCCCGCCGCCATCTCCAGATAAAGAATGCCAAGTGGATTGTGTTGGAGTTGCGTCAAAAGGGTTAGATATTTGGATTGTTGATAAATTTTTAGTGCTACTCATAAACATTGGATAAAACGCAGTTTGCCCTGTTCCGTTACCTGTCGCACTAGAAATAGTGTTGCCCCCAGCTGTGATCAAAACATTATTTGCTAGATAATTGGTTGTTTCGTCTGTTGCTGAAACTCTCAATCTAAAAAGAACGGCAATATTTGTTGAACCTAGATTCTCTAATTTAATCATATAGTGATCATAAGTGGCACTAAAAACATCATTTATGGATTGACTTGCTACTGCGCTAAAACTTGTCGTATTTATTAAACTTAAGCCACCTGCGGCAGAAGTTGCCCACTCTGGCGCTGTTGCACCGCTATTTACTGTAAGAACTTGCCCTGCTGTGCCAATACCTAAACGAGCGGGAGTTGTACCGCTTGAGGAGTAAATCACATCGCCGGTCGTGGTCATTGGATTAACCATGCCAGTCGTGTCTAAATTGACCCAAGCTGCGCCGTCGTAGAATTGCGTAGCATTTGTGTCTTTTAGGAAAGAAAACATTCCTTCCTGTGGGCTCGCTATAGCCGAGGTGCGAGCAGCCGCGTCAGCAAACACCATGACGGTTTGAGAGGCTAGATAGCCGTTAGCGGCTGCTGCCGATAACACGTCTCCCGTTGTAAACTCGATAAAACCTAAACCTGCGGCCATTTATATCTCCTAGTACGCCATGATTGATTGTCCGATTATACCTGATATAGACGATCCTATGATGAAGCCCTCGACTATTGGCTCAAGTGTTCGAACAGTTACCTTCATGGAATTTGGCGTGATATTCCAGTCCAGTCCTTGACATTGTAGAGTTTTGACGATCGTAGAGCCATCTGGCTGGACGTTCGTAATTTGTAGGTTCGAAAAGTAATCTAGATCGAGCATCGTGTCTGTAGGTACTGCTGGGTCTAGTAGATCGACCGTCATAGCATCGATACGGATCGTAGTCTCAGCTCTAGTTGCCACGTATATCTTGGCAATGTTTAGGGCCTCTGCATCGGTTTGGACTACTAAATTGGACTGGTTTATCTGATGCAGAAAGTATTTAGTGATTGAATCTGTATTATCTGCAACCTGTTGAGTGCCACCGAGCCTAGTCATTCCAGCGCTATTGATGATCAACTTGTCATCAAAGGCGAATACTAGGTTTGTGTAAGGGATGCCAGTAGTTTGATTGAACTCAATAGGAGTCTCGCCATACTTGGCGATGACATTATTGCGATTGATGAAGTTGGCTGTGCCTTCTGAATCGATAAAGAATGCGCCTTGCTCCGAAAACTCTGCATTCTTAATAGCATCTAACGATGGGCGAGCCGTTCCTGGATCGGCTTGACAAAGACTGTCACCAGTATCGATGGCTCGCATTGAGGTAGGCCAAGATACTTGATCAAGGATTTTATTGATTCTAGTGCCAGTATCTTGTCCAGCGGTAGCATCGGTTACCGTTGTGACTGCCGCTTGCTGGAAAAGTCTAAAGGCATCTGTGCAGATTATATCGACGTACCCAGTTTCCTGACCTCTAGGGTAGGTATAACGATACTCGATCGTGTAGCCAGAAAATAGAAAATAACCAACTCCGCCAACTGTTGCTGAGACACGCAACTTGCGAAGTGGAGTTAGAAATCCAAAGTAAGGAGATGCTGTGTTTTGAGGGTTAAAGTAGCTGAGAGGATCAAGCACTCTGATTGTTGCCTGACCAGCCTCATAGGTATCACGCATAAGGTTACGACCGCGAGTAATGCTGATCGAGTAAACATCTGGAGTCAGATCAACTGTAGGCGCTGGAGTAGTAGTTGAGGCTAGAGTGCCTACGCCTAATAGTCCATATACGGGATCGCCAATAGTAAAGGGATACCCAAAGGTAGCGCCTGAGGTAAAGTCAAACGATACAGCGATCTGGGCAGGTAGAGCCATTACAAGAATGTTCCAAGATCACGATTGAGATCAATTCTGTAACCTGAAAGATAATTATTTGTCTGATAGCTGCTTACTGCTCCCGCAACCTTTTGGCCATCGATGACCACCTCGACGTAAACATCTCCGCCTTGACCAACTGCCGCGCCGCCTGACATCGATGCGACTGGAAAGTCATTTGATGAAATGCTTGTTCCGCCGGTAATGGACTGAGGCATTATAGGAGCGCCAGCAAAGCCACCACCACCACCACCACCACCACCACCAGTTCCGCCACCAACTCCGCTTGAAGCTATACGACGGACTTGAGCCTCAATCGAGTTAAGGTAGGACTGCCAAGCCGAGAATGGGTTTTTAGCATCTGGCAAGTCGCGCAAGAAGTTAACCATTTCCTGAGTTAATCCTTGAGACTTGGCTAGTTGCCCAGCAAGTTTAGAAGCCTCGTCAGTATTGCCTGTGAGGATTGCTAGCTGTAACTCTAAACGTCGGCGCTCGTCCTTGCTGATTTCGCCATTAAGCGCAGCTATGATCTGAGTCTTTTCTAGATCAAATAAAGTATTAGCCTTGTCTAGCGCGGCCTTTTGCTTAGCGATCCTTAACTTATTTTGTTCAAGTTTTAATCGATCCTTTTCAATCTTTGCCAAAGCAAGCGCTCTTTTTCTTTCCGCTTCTTGGAGTTTCTTTTGTCTAGCCGCTTCTGTTGCTCGATCTGGGCTGAATGTACCTGCTCCACCACCTGAAGGAAAATTGAACATACCTTCAGCTACTCTTGATGACTTGCCAAGGTTCATAATTATGTTAGCGTAAGCGCCAAGCAAAGGTATCCCTTGAATAAAAGACTCGAAGCTACCACCACCAATTATGGGTATGCTTTTTAATTTTTCAGTTAGTAAGCCAATTCCTCGAATTGAATCTGCTGTGTAAAAAGCAAAATCTTCCATAAAGGTTGCAAGATTTTCTACAGAGTTATCATTTCCAAGTCCTTTTAATGCATCTAGCAAGCCAATACCGATTATGGTTGTGGCTTCTTGCGCTGAGTTAGCTAAGACTTGCAGTTGACCCGCATCAGTTAGGCGCAGGTTGGCGTTAAAATCTTTATAGGTAGAATTTAAGACTTTGACTAGAGCGTTAGCTCTTTGTGTTTCTGTTCCGCTTTTGATTTGCTTCTTGGTGTTTTCGTCTAACACAAAACCTACGCGGGTTAGAGAAGCGAAATTGCCATTTAAGGCTTGGGCCAGACCGTTGGTCATGGACTTGAAATCTGCTGTTGTTGCAGCAGCACCCTTTTCTGCTGTTACATAATCAAGAATTGCAGGAGTCAGGGCTTCGATCGTGCTAACTTGAAGATTAAAGGTTGCTAACTGAGATTGAGTCTGGGTGATGTTTCCACCGGCAACCACACCAATTCTCTCCAAAGCCTTGGCTTGATCGTTAAGAAGGGCAATCTCTCGCGTGGTTGCGCCAACGCCTACCATTAAAAGTTGATTTAATCGGTTCTGTTCTGCCTGTTGATCCATTGCGGCTTTTACTGCGGCCTTGCCAAACCTGACTATAGCCTGAGCGCTAAAAGCAAGACCGATAGCACCTGCCAATCTTCGAGTGCTTTTGACTAGCTTGTCTGTTGCTGTCTCTGCTTGACCAAAGGCTTTCTTACCTGTGAACTCGGAAGCAATATCAATTCTTAGATCAGCCATTATCGAACCTTTGCAGTCTTGTTAAACTTATCTGCTGAAGTGAAGATAGCTTTTAGGACTGCTCCCTTGGTTTTGCCTTCATCCTCTGCCCATGCTCGGTACATAGCGCGACCAGTCATCTTTGAGCCTTTGCCAGATAATTCTCCACCTAATCTAGGGGTGAACCTACCTGTAACGCCTGATTTGATACCAGCAATTTCATAGATAGAACCGCCGGCAGTTTTGTTAAGAATAGAAACTAAAGCTTTAAAACCGTAGGCATTAGTTTTGCTCGGCGTGGTTTTATATCCAATGCCGCGCTTGGCTATGGTTGAGTCGAATGCGGCTCTTTGCCATTTACCTTTTTGATTACCAACTAACCAGCCGCTTGGGATTTGGTTGTTAGCGGGAACAAAGCCGCGAGCGTTCTTAACTACTGGTTTAAGAAAGTTGCCAATTTCTTTAGTAGTTTCCTTTGCTAGATCAGGAGTAAACTGCCTTAGAGCCTTGCGAAGGTTAATTGCGCCTTTGACGCTTGTAGCCATCTTGTTGCTCCTTCGCTCTGTCCTTCAGGGCTTGAACCAAAGTCCTGAACATTGTGTGATCTAGTTCAATTAAAGTCTGAGGCGAGAGGCCAGTCTCAAGCGATAGTCTCGCTACGAGATAGGTGAAGGACTCCCGCGTTACGCCAAAGGGTCATCGTCTAAGACCTCGACTCGCGTCAATGTCTCAAGGAACGACTCACCGAAAGGCTTTACGGTTTCACCCGACCGACGGATTGCTTCCCAGCAGAGCCAATATACATCGGTCTGCTTTTCGTCATCTCTAAAGGCTTTGTGGAAACCCTTCTTTGCATATTGCTCGAAGGCGTACTCGATCGCTGGTGTGATCTGGTACTCGTTAATGCTTCCGTCTGCCCTTGTTACCTTTAGTTTTGCCATTGTTTGCCCCTTAGTTAGTTATTACGATGTTGTGATTGCAACTGTTCCGTTGACTGTCCAAGTTACTGACTGCATGCCAATGTCTCCAACTGCACCGTTAATATCGGTGAGGTTATTGACTAGGCATGACATTGTGTAAAGTGGGTTAGTCGCTGATACTACCGCTGAAGTCTGCTTTGCTGTGACTGTAACTGATGTGCCGTAAGCAGCTTGTAGAGTCGCAAGAGTTTCAGCTGAGGCTGTGTCGTTTAGGAAGTCGATAGTGATAGAGGAAGCCTCTAGACCCTTTACGAACTTGTGTCCATCATCGCCCATCGCTGTAACTTCTAGCTCATCGAATGTGCGGTTGATTGTTAATGCTGTAACGTGATCTGAGAGGTCAACCGAATTAACAGTAAGAACCACTCCATTATTTAGAAATACTGCCATTTTGGTTATTCCTCATCTTTCTTGGTTGCTGGTTTAGGTGTTGCTGGAGCGGTCTGACCGATCTTGATCAGGAACGCTTCATTTTCTTTTTCCCATTCATTTAGGGTCATTTTAACTCCAACTCGTTAGGACTGACACCTGCATTGAGCAGGTGAGTAGATCGCCTGTTGCAGCATTGAGAACGCTTGGAGCGCTCACTTCTCCTACATTATAGACGATAGAGGATGCTGCCAGTTTGTTAAACACAGCAACTAGCATTTCCTCAATTCCATTAAGGTTGCCTTCGTTATCGAGCAAAGGCACAAAGATGTTGATCGAAAAGTTAGCAAGCGGAGCAACTGTATTGCGCCCGTTATTAGTTGGAGTCAGATACGGATCAGCCGGTGAAAGAACTACGCTGTTGACG